GCAATAAACGTAGATACAGTTTACAAAACAGTTTTATTAATCCTTAATAAGGAGCAACGTGGTTATATGACGCCACAAGAATTTAATAGTATTGGAACTCAGGTTCAGTTAGAAATATTTGAAAAATATTTTGAAGATTTAAACCAAGATTTACGGGTGCCTCAAACAGACATTGACTATTCAGATAGGGTTGAAAACCTTGATGAGAAAATAGCAATATTTAAAACTTTTGGGTCTACAACTTATTCTGCGGTTCCCGGACAACCTAAATATTTTACACTGCCGGCAGTTGATAGTTATGGCCATGCCTTAATTTTTTATAGGTTAGGATCCGTTGTTTACACTGACGTATATGGAAGACAGGTTGAATTAGACAGATTACAAAGAAACGAATATTACAATATTCAAGCATCACCGCTTACCGCTTCTACAAAAGCATTCCCCACTTATTTATATGAAAATCAAAAACTATTTGTTAGCCCAACTTCAATAATTAACAATATTAGTGTTAATTATATAAAAAAACCATTAGATATAGTATGGGGTTTTACAGTTGGAGGAAGAGGGCAATATATATATGATCCAGAACCATATGTACCTGGTATTCCCGCTACAGGCTCTATAAACTTTGAACTACACGAGTCGGAGCAAACCCATGTTATAACTAGAGTGCTTATGTATGCAGGCATAGTTATAAATGACCCCCAAATAATACAAATAGCCGCGCAACAAGTTCAATCAGAACAAATCAATTCAAAAAGCTAGATAAACTATGGCATTTCCAAACGGCGGTTTAATAACCGAAACCAATAGACAATATTATGCAGGTTCACAGGGTTTTCAGGTAACTGATATTGCTGGACAAGCATCTTTTACTTTTACCTTTGATACCAACTTAATACTCGGTAGTTGGGATCCAACTAATGATAATTATGCTTTAAACAACTTTAAATTATATACAAGTTCAGATGGGCTTACTTACACAGAGATATTTGTAGAATATACTTTAACAGGCAATACAATTACGTTTGTTAGTGCGCTAAATAAAATACCTTATGACGATGTTTTAGTATGCCAACTAAAAGCTACTGATGGCGGAGCATATGGGGATAGAGACGCTTATGGTAACACAGTAGAAGAAAATTATGGTAGTTATGCTTATATAAAACTTAATGACCTTATAAACAACTTCGAAGTTGCTTACGTGGGGGCAGATAAATTAATATCGAGTATTAGAAGAACAGATATTATATTTCACGCAAAGCGCGGATTACAGGAATTCAGCTATGATACGTTAAAAAGTATTAAAGCTCAAGAATTAACTATACCGCCCAGTTTGAGTTTAGCGATCCCACAAGACTATGTTAACTACGTTAAAATGTCATGGGTTGATAACAGCGGAGTTAAGCATGTTATATATCCCACTAGACTTACAAGTAGTCCTACGGCGACACCTGTGCAAGACAATCAAGGCGTCCCGATACAAAGCAACTTTGACGATAATATTGAAGGCACATCGTTAATAGACGAAAGATGGAGAACGCAAAATAATGGTATAATTGTAAATAATCTTAATTTTATATATAATGGAGATGGAGGCTATGGTTATGGAGGGGTTGTTTACGGAGAAAGATATGGGTTGGATCCGCAATACGCAAACTTTAATGGCAGTTTTACTATAAATGAAAGGGAAGGTAAATTTTCTTTTAGTAGTGATTTAGTCGGTTCTCTTATTATATTAGAATATATATCAGATGGACTTGCTTACGAACTTGATACAAAAGTACCTAAATTAGCTGAAGAAGCAATGTATGCTTATATACTTCATGCAATTATATCTTTACGTTCAAAACAACCTGAGTATTTAGTACAAAGGCTTAAAAGAGAAAGTTTTGCAAAGTTAAGAAATGCTAAAATAAGATTATCAAATGTTAAGATAGAAGAAATCACTCAGATAATGAGGGGCAAATCAAAATGGATTAAACATTAATTAGATGGCTGAAATAAAAAATAATTTTTTAGAATGTAAAATGAACCAAGATATTGACGATAGACTATTGCCTAACGGTCAGTATCGCGAAGCTATAAATTTACAGATAAGTAAATCTGAAGGTTCTGACACAGGTACTCTGCAAAATATATTTGGTACTGAACTTATTTTAAAGTTTGAACTTATAACGGGTATTAGCGGGTTACATTGTATTGGTATTCTTGCTGACGAAAGGACTGATTCCTTATTTTTGTTTTTTACAGACTATAATGATACGAGTCCACAACCAATATATAACCCAGATGCTTGTAATTTTATATATAATTATAACGCAGGTAATGGAACAATTACAAAATTAGCAGAAGGAGCGTTTCTTAACTTTTCTATATCAAATCCTATAATAGGAGTAAATTTATTAGAAGAACTACTGTTTTGGACAGATAATAGAAATCAACCAAGAAAAATAAACGTTATTACAGCAGCTCAAAGCACTTATGCTTATTATACTACAGAAGAACAAATATCTGTAGCAAAATTAAACCCATATGAGCCAATTGAAATGTATGAAGAAAGTATTGTAGCTCCTGGTGAATATGAAACAACAATGCAAGACGTTGTTAGTGAATTTTTGCCAAGCGGAGGATATGCAACTACTATAATAGCGTCTGTATCTACAACAACATTTACTATTCCAGTTGTACCAGCAGATAGTATAGCCCCTTATTTAGGACAAATAATCACAGGTGCTGGGATTCCATTAGGCACAACGGTAGTTAGTTATGATTTTGAGGTGGGGGTGGAATTTACGCCCGCTATAGTCGGGTCATTGGCTGGTATTGATATAAAGTTTAATGCAAATCCATATTACGATACTGCTTTTTTTGGTGACCCAAATTATTTAGAAGATAAGTTTATTAGATTTAGTTATAGGTTTCAATTTGACGACGGCGAATATTCAATATTTGCCCCATTTACTCAAATCGCATATATCCCAAAGCAGGATGGATATTTTCAATATTTGCCACCGGTAAATACTGTAGATAATTTTATTGTAAGGAAAGCAGACGGTAATCAAACTAATCAATATTTTATAAAATTAATTCCGGAGTTAGGGTCAGTAATGCCGACAACTGGACAAACAGTTACATACCAAGGCCTTACATACTTAATAAAAGTTGTTGGCTACGATGCGGCTACTAGCATGGTACAACTAGATCGTTGGGGTAGTGTCTCTTCCGGAGAAATTATAACATTTACGAATATATTAGAACCAGAAAAAGACGATCAAAGTGCGGCTTATAGAAGCACTATAGTTAGCTTTATGCAAAATAAAATAAATACAATAATGTTAAATATAACATTGCCTTGTATTGGTTCTGCTCTATTAGATGTTTGTAAAATAACAGAAGTTCAAATATTAGCGCGGGAAGCTAATAGTGCTGCTGTAACGGTAATTGACTCTATACCATACGAGACTATAGCGGCAGAGTCTGAACTAACTAATATATATAAATATAATTACGCCTCTAAAAAGCCTTCAAAAACATTAGCTGAAAGGGAACTTATAAGAGTATATGATAAAGTTCCTGTTAAGGCGCTTGCCCAGGAAATTATAAGTAATAGAGTAGTATATGGCAATTATCAAGATAAGCATAGTTATCCAAAGTACTTAAATTATAATGTAAATTATTCGGATAAATCAAATTTTGATTTGGAGTTTAATAGAACGAGCATTGTGGAATATCCTAATCATAGCGTAAAGCAAAATAGGACATATCAAGTTGGAGTAGTGTTATCTGATTTATTTGGTAGACAATCAGGAGTTATATTATCAGATGCTGTTAGCGGGGTAGATTTTGAGGGAGAAACTTTTAATGCTGCGTCGTTATATATCCCGTATTTAACATCTGAAAGTACATTGCCTTGGCAATTTCCGGGTTATTCTTTAAAAATATTATTTAATGAACCTATACCATATGATGCTCCAAATATTTTTACTAGTTGGCCAGGTATTTATAATGGGAATAAAAGTTCCATTGACTATAACCCATTAGGGTGGTATTCATATAAGATCGTAGTAAAGCAAACACAACAAGAATATTATAATGTATATTTACCTGGGGCATTAGCTGGCTATCCTACATTACCAACTACAAAAGAATTAAATAAAACTTCGCATATTGTACTTATAAACGATAATATTAATAAAATACCGAGAGATTTAAACGAGGTTGGGCCTGCTCAGTTACAGTTTAGGAGTAGTGTAAAGCTTTATGGTAGAGTAATGAATGAAAATATAGATCCAGGAGAAGTTATGTCTCCTGGTAATATTCAATATTTTCCGGGCAGTAAGTTTTTATTCTCTAATACAATTGCTACTAATAATTCATTATTTGGTATTACAGTTGATAATCCAATGACTCCTTTATTTAATGCTTTTTATGAAGTAGACTCAAGTCCGTTAATAGCTAGGCTATCAGTACCATCAATGTTTGGTATGCTCACTCGCGATAAACTTGCTGTTCCAACTGATATAATTCAATTAGCTGTATTAGAAACAAGTCCGGTAGAATCTTTGTTAGATATATACTGGGAAACAACTACTGCTGGTTTAATAAGCGAATTAAATGAAGCTATTTTAAATGGATCAAATGGAGCCGCTAATGTTGAAAACTTTTTAATAACGCTAGACGAGTCAATGGATATTAATGATATTATTTCTACTCAATTTTATTTTAGTGACTCCGCAAACATACCAATTATTAATACTGTTATTACTTCAATGCTCGTTAAAAACTTAAGTAATGTAATTCGTACTCCTGAGTTTACAGTTCATACAATACTTCCTGGAGATCCTGTGCCTATTGCTCCTGGATTTGCGATACAATCTTATACTACATATTATATAACCATAAATTCTTATTTTTATTACAATACGGCATCTGATATAACAGATTCTTTTACTTTTAGATTTAATATTAATGCTATAGTTGGGCCTAGTACGGTGCCGTCAACATTAACAAAAACAGGTAATCTAACAAATATAATTCCAGAAATAAGAAACAAACCTATAGATAATTATGTTTATTCAGGGTCAACTTTTATATGGAATTTTAACGGTGCCTCAGGCGGTACGTTGCCTTATGGGCCTAGTGTTAATGGATCTAATCCTCTTGGTGGACATTCAACAGAAGGGCAATTATGGGAAATAGTTTCACAAATAGACGCTTCCACCATGTCTTCCGTATCTATATTTGAAATATCTAATCACCCCACTATTCTTAATAAAATGGGGCGTGTAACCGCAACTTTTGACGGGTGGCTAGGGACATATATTATAACAATACGTCTAACAGACAATGGTGGACTATCAACAATACCATATACTTTTACAGCAGAAGATACTCAGTAATATTAACAATAAATAATATGGCAACAGAAATAGAAGTAAAATACTTTAATACATTTTTATTAAAGAAAAACTTAAATAGTACCACCTACACAGCAACTCCTGTATGGAACGGATCTAGAGGAATACCAACTATTATAGGAGGATTCCCTAGGTCTTCGATTACAAACGTATATAATTGGGTAATAGAGGAGTCTAGAATACAAGGAGGATATAATAATACTACTGTTGATTTTGGCGTAAAAGCATATCTTGTTGAAGAAGATTCCGCTGCTTCTATACGTAATAATTCAATGATATATTCCGGTATATATAATTCTAGAACAGGAGTTAATAACACAAATCAATTTTCTGTTGGGGAAGATATAAGTAAAAGTTTAGACCCAATAAATGGGTCAATTCAAAAACTTTATGCAGAAGATACAAACTTAATAGTATTCCAAGAAGCAAAAGTAAGCAGAGCGCTTATAGACAAAGACGCTATTTATTCCGCAGAGGGAGAAGCTATGACAACTTCAGGTAAAGAGGTTATTGGTCAAGTGCAGGCTTACGCAGGAAACTATGGTATTAGTAGAGACCCGCAGAGTTTTGCAGTATATGGGTATAGAAAATATTTTACAGATAGGGATAGAAATACAGTTCTTAGGTTATCACAAGATGGTATAACTGAAATATCTGCTTATGGAATGACAGATTATTTTAGGGATAATTTTAATTCTATAAATTCTGCTCCATATGGGCAAGGGCAAGTTATAGGCGGATGGGATATTTATAATAAACAATTTATATTATCATTACAAACATCGTTTATAAACCCTAACGATACTTATAATACTTTAGCTTTTGATGAAAATTGTGGTGGTTTTACTAGTTTCTTTAATTATAAACCGTCTCAATTGATTAGTCTAAGGAATAATGTATACTCATCATATAATGATACTATCTGGGTACATTATAGTCCTAATGTTCCGCGTAATAGTTTCTATGACGAACAATTTAGATCAAGTATTAAGTTTGTATTTAATTTAAACCCTAGTTCCTTAAAATCGTTTAAGACGATAAATTACGAAGGCACAAACGGATGGCAAGTAGACAGCTTTGTTTCTGATTTAACAGGTACAGATAAATTTAATAATGCTTTTATTAGTTATCAAGATACAACTACTTCTGTTTATAGTTATACGGAAGGAACCTATGACAATTATGGCAATGAATATCCGGCCGCTCTATACCCGCCAATTAACTATGCGGGATTTATGCGCCAGGAAAATAAATACAAAGCTAATTTAATAAATAATAGTTTAGCTCAAGAAGCAGAAATAATATTTGGAGAAAGTGTTAATAGTGTTAAAGGCTACTTTGCTACCGTTATAATGTCCACTGACTTAGGAACTGACCTTGACGGATATAAAGAGTTATATGTAGTTTCTACGGAATATGTGTAATTATTATAATATATATATATATATAATTAAATGAATAAACTGGAAATATACAAGGAGCATCGTATAATAAGTAAAGATTTTATTAGTAAAGTTGAAACATTGGAAAATGCAATGCTCGCTAGTGACGATATTAGGATTGCTAAAGGTAATTCAGATATGTTCCCATTAAAACATTCGTTCTCTGAAGGAGTGTATGTAAGAGAGATGTTTATGCCACGAGGTGGATTAGTAATTGGCAAACTGTATAAAATATCACATACTTGGTTTTTGCTATCTGGGGAACTCGAGGTTGCAACAGATGAAGGAACTGAATATTATATAGGCCCTTGTTATGTTAATGCGCCAGAAGGTACAAAAAGAGTATTACACGCGGTATCAGATGTAATATTTGTTAACGTATATCCAAATCCAGAAAATATAACAGATACAGACAAATTAGAGGAGATATTAACATGCTCCTCCTATAAAGAATACGAAGAATATAAACTTTTAAAAGAATAGCCTATGTCAATGGTAGTAGCCGGGTGTATTTCCGCCGGATCAAGTATAATTGGGGGAATTATCGGAATGGGATCGTCCAAAGCAGCAGCGCGAAGGGCGGCCGCCGAAAGAGCGAGATTACAAAAACAATTAGATAGTTTGGAAAATAGTCGCCAGGCTATAATAAACCCATATGCAGATTTTAAAGATATTAGCGGCTTGGCAACAAACTTGTCTGGTATGATTTCTAATCCTTATGCTAATTTAGGGGTTGCTACTCAAGCATCAAAATTTGAAGCAGAACAAATAGATATGTCTTTAGCAAATACTTTAGACACATTAAAAGAAACCGGAGCGAGTGCCGGTGGGGCAACTGCTTTAGCTCAAGCCGCGTTGAAATCTAAACAAGGTATTTCAGCAAATATTGAACAGCAAGAAGCCGCTAATGAAAAATTAAAAGCTCAAGGGGAACAAGAAATGGAAAAAATAAAAATGGCCGAATCGCAAAGGATTCAAGGTATACAAATGTCTGAAGGCCAAAGAATGCAAGAAGCAGGCGCGGCCGGGAAACAATTTATGTTTGGGGCAAAAGAAAGCCGAGAACAAGGAAAAATAGAAAGAGTTGCTGGCCAATTAAGTGGGGCAGCTGCCCAAGAGGGGCAAGCAAGAGCTGATCAAATGGGAGCATTAACAGGCATGATTGGCGGCATAGCTTCTGCTGCCGGATCTTATATGGCTAATAAAAATCCTTAAAATAAATATAATATATGAGTGCATATACAAATCCAGAAACATACATTGATACACAATCTGCTCAACATTTACAAAATCTTCAAGCTACTATAGCTGGTTCGTTTGCAAAAGTAGCGGAGGCATATGGGTCAAGACAACAGTTGTTAAAAAAAGAAAAAGAAGAAAACCAAAAGATATTAAAAGCTAACGATATGAAAGCTCAAGAATATTCATTTTCTCTATATACTGATTTAGCAAAAGTTGGGGAAGGGGACAAGTCTGTTGATTGGGCAAAAACATTTAATCCATTAATAGAAGAATCTGTTACTTTGCGGTCAGGCTTATTGAATGGAACTTTGCCAGATAAGCAGGCGGCGGTAAAAAGATTAGCACAAATACAAGCTTCTGTAGATGGGGTTACCGGTAGTTTAGCTAATTTATCAGAGGCAGGAACTGCTTATAAAGAAGCTTTAGTTAAAGGCATAAGTACTCAAGGGGGTTTATCTTCTTGGAATGATCCTAAAGTTACATTAGCATTAGACGTTTTAACACAGCGCCTTCCAGGCAATAAAGAGCCATTTTTTAAAGATAATGATCCGTCAAAACTAATGTGGAGAGTTACAGATGACAAAGGAGGATTATTATATGAATTTGATGCTTCTCAGCTAGACAAGATTTCTAAGGGACAAGGATTAATAAAAACAATACCAAACCAAATAGAAGCTTTTGATACTTTAAAAACTACTAATGCGGGAGTGTTTGGAACTACACAGTCCAAAATTAGCGGGAAAGAAGTAACAATACCTGATGGTAGAGTTAATGATGGATTTTTAAAGCCAAATCAAAAAGAAGTGGTTGTAATGCAGAGCAAAGGTAAAAAAGTGACTAAAATGGTTCAAGAGGTTGATCTAGACATGGTTCGTAAAGACGGCAATCTAAATACTACCTTACAAGCTCAAGCAGAAGGATTATTAGCGGATCAATCTTCTGCAATAGACTTTTACAATGATATAATTAGCGATGATAAAGGGTTATATAAAGGGACAGGATTTAATTTTGACCCAAGGACTCCTTTAGACGATGCTGGTAAAAAGAAATTTATAACCGATTATAAAGAATACTTCATACAAACTCAAATTGCTAAAACACAAGATGTGATTAAACCCGGGGAAGATGCGTTTACAACTACGTATATAACACAAAAGCCAAGCAAAACAGGTAAAATGGCCAATGGAACTGGGGCTACTGGTACTCAAAAAAATCAAGTAGATTTTAACGCACGAATTAAAGAAGTTATTGATACAGGAGAAGGAGGCGTTTCAAAAGGAGGATATACTCTTATGAAAATGGATGGAAGATGGGGCGTATATGATAAAGATGGTTTACCAAAACCAGGCACGGAAGACATAACAAATCCAACTACATTGGCAACATTTATAGGCGGAACATTAAAAAGACCATTAAAATAATAATTAAATCAAAACTATATGGAAGAGTACATTAACGAAGAAGGCGATTTATATACAGTAGACGAAATAAATCAAACCGCTAAAGATAATAATACAACGTTTGAGGATATTATTAAAAGAAATAAATTAGGATTAAAACCTAAAAAAGAGGAACAAGTAAAAGTTGAAGAGCCGGGAAAGCCATTACCAGTTGCAAAGAAGGATGCGGGTGCAACTGTAAAAAGTACGGTATCCAAATTGGTAAAACCTTCATCGGTATCTCGTACTAACGTATGGGGCGAAGATAGATCACAACCTGATTTTGTAACTAATCTTCAAAAGGCTACCACTCCTGTTAAAAAAAATAATAAATTAAAATCTTTTGAAGAAAGAAGTACAGGTAACATTGCCCCTAATTCTGACCAAACATGGATTCCCTCTATTACAGAATATAAAAAAGCGGTCACATCAGAAACTGAAATACCGAAAGAGTTTTTAAAAAAATCGTTAGAATATTTAAAAACTAAAGAAGGAGTAAAATTTGAAATTGAAAAACAAGACTTAGACTTAAAAGATCCAAACTTATATTACTCTACTTCTAAAAAAGGAGACGAGTTTGTTAATCAAAATTATAATTCAAATGAACTTAAGAAATTAGGAATTAATCCAGATGATTTTGACGGGTTTATAAATAAAAAAGGATATAAAGATGATTTTATAAACAAAGATCAAAGCGGCGCATTTCAAAGGAATTGGTTAGAAAAGTTTGAAGACTTAGCTCCTGAGTGGATGGGTAGAAGTACTCAATCGCAAGAAGAAGTGCAATTTAAAAAAGAAAAAATTTTAAATAATTATTTAAACCTTTATTTAAAAGATAAAGATAAAAATGCTAATCTATATAAACAATTAAAGGATAAAGAACTTAATCCTGAAAAAGATTGGCAAGAAATTAATAAAACCAATAAAGAAGTACCTGTTATTGATCCTAATTCGGTTTCAGAGTATAATAAAACTATGTTCCCTACTATAGCTAAAATAGACGCTAATAAAATAATAGAGGATAAAAAAATAGTTGAACATCTTAGAACTAGAAGTACACCAATGGCTGCTTTGGAGGAAACTTGGGGGTTTGGAAAGGAGTTAGTTGGGAGCATGTGGAATACTAGTAAAGAATTAATAGCTACAGGACAAGATTTAATTGGACTTGATAAAGAGGCTGACGTTATTAGGAGCCAAGCCGCTTATGATGAATATAAAAATCCTGATACAAGGGGTATTGGTGGATTTATTAAAGGCAAAAGTACAACTATTGACGGCATAAAATACCAAACTGACGATGCTGGTAATATATATAATGTAACCCACGGATTTAATATCGCCGGATTAGTTGATGATAGTGAATATCAAAATATTAAAAAAGGTATACAAGAAAAAGGCAAAGAGGATTGGTATATAAGCCCTAGAGGCGCTGCAAAAAGCACTGCACAAGTGCTAGGAGCCATGGTGCCTCAGATAGTATTAACAGAAATGACTATGGGTCTGGGTGGCGCTATTGGCACAAGGGCTTTAGCCACACGAGCAGGCTTTTCTTCTGTTGCAGAATATAAAAACATGGTAAATCTTAGTGAAGCAGTTGGAGGTAAAGTATTATCCAAAATGCCATTACCTGTGACCAAGGATATGGCTGGAGCTATTGTAGCTCAATCCTCTTTCGGATATTCCAATGGATACGAACAAACATTAAAAGCTGCTCGTAATGCAGGAATAAATGACAAAGACGCTGAAGCATTAGCATTAACCGCTGGTAATCAAATGGCTTTATTATATGGAGCTACGGCACCATTATCGCCTCAAACAAAAGCAAGAGAACTTTTATTTGGTTCTTCTGAAAAAAGGTTATTAAAAGAAGCTTTAAATGAATACAGAAACAACGGAACAAAAGGATTTATAAATAATTTAACTAGCGGTGTAAAATCTGCCGTTAGAAGTACTGTTGGGTTTGTTGAAGAAGGCGGTAAAGAAGCCGTTCAAGAAAACATACAACAAATAGGAGAACAAGAGGTTGTTAATGCTGATATAAATGAATTAGCGGGACAAAAAATATTAAAAGATACTTATACTTACCAAGATTTTGTTAATACAAGCGGATTAGCCTTTTTATCTGGTGGTATGATTGCTAATGCAAAAATTCCTAATTTTGTGCAAGATCCTAATCAAAGACTTATTAATTTGGTTACATTAGGTAGCAATCCAATAACATTTCAAAGCAATTTAGATGAGCTTGTTAAAAGCGGCGTTGCAACAGAAAAAGAAGCAGAAGCTTTAAAAAATGATGCGATTTCTACTGTTCGTCAAATACGTAAAATACCAAAAGATGTTGATGCTGAAACAAGTTTAAATTTAGTTAGAAAATTACAGGAAGTAGAAAATTTAGAAGAAAGTAAAAAAGTTATAGCTAAACCATTTCACCAAAAAATTGACGAACAAATTAATGGTTTAAATAATGAAATAACTGACATTTATGATAAAAGACTAGATGTAGAAGTTGAAAGACTAAAAACATTGACCTCTCAGGCAGAACCTGAAACTTTTGTGGGAGGAGCAATCAATAATGGAGAAGCATACAATGTTATAGATACTAAAAAAGAATCCGCAAAAGCTGCTGAAGATTGGTTTGTTAAAAATAACAGACAAGATGAATTATACGAAATAGATGACAATGGCAATAAAGTAAAAATAAATTTTGAAAGCCAACCAGCTATTGTTTTACCCAATGGACAAATAATAATAAATAGAGAAATTGCTAGGGAAGTTGATGAAGGGGCTTCTGCTGGCCGCCATGAATTATTACATAAAATATTAAAATCACAATTTAATGACTCTGTAAAAGCTGATGAATTATTAAATAAATTCAAAGGCGTATTAAGCGTACAAGAAAATTTAGTAGTAGAACAAAGGCTGAAAGATAGGGGGTATACAAAAGAATATCTTTCAAAAAATCAAGATGAATATTTAACTCAGTTTTTTGAAGCTTTAGAAAACAAAGAAATTACAGCAACAGACGCTACTTTTAAAAGCATGTGGAAATCTATATTTCGTCCAATATATAAAGTTTTAGGATTTGAAAAATTAGATTTTGAAAATGGTAATGATATATATCAGTTTTTAAAAGATTATCATAAAACTTCTAAAGCAGGTAAATTAACAACCCGTCAAAAAACTTTGTTGGAGGTGGGTAAAAATGTTGTCGGAACAACGGCATCGTCTAAAACCGCATCAGAATTAGTGAAAGAAAAGATTGCAGATCTTGAAGAAAACGAGGGCGATTATGATCCAGATGAATACGATCAAGAAGTTAGAAAATTAGAAGGTGAACTTAAAAGAGCAATTGCAAAAGAGGCAACTGCGCAGCCTACAATTAAAAAAGAGGTAAGTGAAGAGGATACTGTTAAAGAAATAATTAAGAATGAAAGCGGTTCAATTTCTTCTAATAAAGTACAACAAATTTATGATACTAAGGGAAGAGAAGGTGCTGCGGAAATAATAAAGTTATTTAAGCCTATTACTAATAAAATAGTTGATAAGCGTAGAGACGCCCCCGATTTTGATAGAGAATTACTTACTGACGAAATTGAAACCGGAGTTGGAGGTATTTTAGACTTAATCACAAAATACAAACCAGAATCAGGAACACCGCTAGCTGCTTGGATAAATAAGTATTTGCCGGTTAGAGCTATTGCAACATCCAGAAGAATATTGGGTAAGCAATTTAGTAAGGACGCATCGGAAGAAAAAGGTTTAATGGCAACTGAAACAGCAGATCAAGGATTTGCTGAAACGGTAAAAGAAAAGCCAAAGTATAAGAATGCATTAGAATCAAAAGTTTTTGCTCCAGAGGTCTTAGAAACAGCTACAAAGAAGATTATAACTATACTTAGAACATTAAAATCTAGGATTGATGCTCCTGTGTCATTAAATAAAACAGTAACCCCTTTAATTTTTGAAATTAGAGACGAGGTGGGGAAACAACTCGATATTGATGTAAAGACAATGTTAGGAGGTAAAAAAGATGGTATTCTTAGAAAAGAATTATTAAGAACTAAGCGTTATGTTCTTGAAAATATGACAACTACTTGGCTAATGGGTAAAGACGGCCAAGGAGGAATTCCTATGGCTATTCAAAAGCAAATTGATGGTAAATGGGTTAACTTTCCTGATTGGGTTGGTAAAAAGATTGATAGAGAGAAAACAACTACAGATCAAGCTGGAAGAACTTCAGGAGCTGAATTGGTTAGAAGATTGCCTAACGTTGCTAATAATATATCTGATGAAGTATATTTAGCTCAGATAATTGGGCCTGATGGTAATCCTATCCGCGGTAGAAAAGAGTCCTTATCTAAAGCTATGTCCGAAGAAGGGGCATTTGATATTATTAATGCCGACCTTGAGGAACAAGGCCTTATATATGAAACTTTAGCTACAAATCAAACAAGATTAGGGGTTGAAGTTATGGAAAATTTCCCAGCAGTATTTAAAAAAGATTCTGATAGGGGCAATGTTAAATACTCTAAGGTATTTAATAATTTTAATAATTCACAAAAAGAATATATAACAAATAATTCTTTCAAATTAGCAACAGAATTGGCTAATATTAATTATAATATTACACCAGATGAAGAAGATATTTTTAAAGCATTACAAAAAGTTTATAATAATGGATCTATATCTGATGAAGATTTAAAAGAATTGTCAAAAGACATAGAAAGTTATTATACGCCTATATTAGTCCCAAAATTAAAAAAACAAAGCATTGAATATGTAAAAAACTTTATAGATGCTTCTTTGGAAGAGAACAGTAATAAATTAGACATTGCAGCAGGCAAAGTCCCCGACGCTATAACTAAATTATTTACGCAACAAGAAGAGATTAGGCAAGCACAATCTTTTACTTCAAAATTTATATCTGATTTAGGTAAAAAATATAACGGCGATAAATTAAATGCTAAATTAAGAAAGATGGGTACTTTTTTAGCATATCAAGCGCAAATTGGGGACGATAGTTTTACTATAGAAAATAATCAATTAGTGCCCCAATCTCCTAGATTAACAAAAAAAGGAGAGAAAAAAAGAAATTCATATCAATTGTTTTCTAGCAAACCAGCATTTTGGTCAATGGCAAAATACGCTTTAGAAGCTAATTTAGAAGCAGGATTTAGCAGAAATAGAAAAGGCTATATTGAAGACAGCGCTAAAAAGTTATATGCTAATAAAAATAATCAAGAATATTTAAAAAACAAAAAAGAAACTGCCATAGAAAATCAAGAATTTCTTTATGAAATATTAGATTGGTATTATAACCCAAAAAATAATGTGCCTGAAACCACTAAAGCTATGCTTTGGGCAAGTTTAAATTCTAGTCAAGAAACTCCTTTAAGAAAGGCAGCTATTGCAAAATGGATATTTGATGAAACTTCAGGTCCAAAAATAGTTGGAGAATTGCGTTATGAGCATTTAAAAAGTGTTGATAAAACTAGAGTCCAATTATATAAAATATTTAGCGGTAATTTGTCAGAGCGCGAAAGAAAAGATCAATTTGCAGGCGTAATGGAAGACTTTAACGTTGCTGTAATTCCGGTTTCTATGGATAAAGTAATTGGTGAACTTGGATTCCAAATAAAAGGAATAGCGGGCGATTTATCAGAAGGCTCTAGATATTATAATATAGTAACTTTAGGAAATGAAAAATTATATTCATTAATTAAT